CTGAAATTCGGAATGGCTCTATCTGCTAAAATTCCAGAATTGTACGCTAAAAATATCGCATCATTGGCTGATATTATCTACTACGGAACAGTTACAGAAAGCCCACGCCCTTCATTATCGGAAGTTGAAACATACGTTGAAGAGTGCGAAGATCTAGAACAATTGTTTGATGATGTACTTCAAGAATTGAGTGAGTCAAATGCAGGAAAGTCTTTGTTACAGGAGA